TGCGGTTATGACAGAGAGGCAGCTGTTGATAGCTGGAATAAATACGCATCACAGCAGATGCCGCCCAACTTGAAATGTGTGGAGGTTGAGATGGAGCGATGCAAGACGTGCAAGTTTTGGGAGCCGCCGAAAAGCCAGAGCTACGGAGAGGTTCCCGGCGTTGGTCGGTGCCAGAAAGTGGTGCAGTTTTGGGACTCTGCAGAATGGGACGAAGACGGAGATGGCCGAAAGCTGCGCCCGGAGTTTGCTGATGCACTGGCATTCGTGCAGGACGGCAGCGACTACCGTGCCGATCTTTACACGAAACCGGAATTCGGCTGTGTTCAGCATGCCAGCACAACGCTGGCGGTAACGCGACTGAGCGTAGCGAAGGTCGCGTTGACCACAATGTTGGGCGGCAGACGCCCGGAGAGGACTGAAATGCCGAAATACCTTGATGGAAACCTGTGCAATGAAGCCTATGCCGTGGCAGCCCGCTACGCACTTGACCGCGCCTACCCGGTGCGCCGGTATGGCGACGGCCCCGATGGCCCGACACGGTACGACTTTTGGAACATTTACGACGGCTGCTTTTTTGAATGATGGTGCCGCCCAGCGCTAACGTAACCGGCCTTGCGCCGGGAAAGGACGACAAATGAACCACGAAACTATGCCGGCGCAAGGTCCGGTTGACGTAAATGTTATACATGACAAAGGCAATCTGACCATTGAGAACCACCCGACATGTCCTGAATGCGGAAGCGCCGACACAGAAGTTGTGGCTGCGAACTGCATGTGCCACAGGACATACGATGGTCGAACTTGCTGGAGAAAGCCTGTGTGCAACGCCTGCGGAAAACAAGGGTATGCGAATTCAGAAGGCATCTACTGGTATGCATAACGCTGGCGTAACCAGCCTGCCGCACACGAAAGGAGATTGACACCATGACAACGCCTATTGCGGCAGGTCTGGTTGACGTAACTGTTGTGCGGCTGCGCTGCTGGTGGTTTGGCTGCGAGCCGCACCCGCAAGACCCAGCGCCGCCGGATGAGATTACGTGCATGCACTGCGGCCGGAACGTGCCCTACGGAGACATGGTTGGCGACACGATCCACAACCGGACGATGGACTGGCTGCGCTACTGGATGTGGCGGCGTTGGCTGCCGGAGAAGTGCCCAGCATGCGGAGCCCGATATGGGCACCGTGGCGACTGCGACGGGATACCGTTTTGATGACGCACAACGCTTAGGTAACAAGCCGCCGCGACTGGTGGTTATTTGACGAACGACGCTCATTGCGGCGGTCTTGTTGACCGTTGAGTTGGGCTGGTTTTTGGAGATTGACATGGAAATTGGAGCACTGACACTGTTCGAGCGAATGCACAGCAACGGAACGCCGGGCAAGACCATTTTGGTTGCAGCGTGGCACTGGAAATGGTCTTTGACCTGGCGCTGGCATTTGTCGTGGTATCCCGGTCTTGCTGGCAAGATGGGGCTGTATTTCATGCGGGTTCATCGCGGCCAGGGATTCAATTTCCACGCTGGCGTGAACTTTCCGCTGCTCGGCTCGCTGAGCATCCAGACACAGCCGAACATGCGCACATGACGCCCAACGCCGCCTTAACGCGACGCCCGTAAGGGCGGTCGCCGTTGAAGGCACAGTTATGCGGTGTACTAATTTGCAACGACATTAGTAGGAGATTGACATGAGAAAACCGAACACAAAGAAAATGCAAGCCGAATGCGATGCTTTCAACGCCAAGAACCCGATTGGTTCCGACGTGTTTGTGAAGCTGGATGGTGTTGATGAACCGTTTCGCACGCGGACTCGATCCGACGCGCAAATTCTCAGCGGCCATAGCGCCGTGATATGGCTGGAGAACGTTTCTGGATGCTACCTGCTGGACCGCGTGACGGCAGTGCATAACGCACTAGCTAACGCGCCGGCCAGTGCCGGCGATTGAACAAGGACGGACGTTGCGGCCGGTCGCGTTGAGCGATGGGTTCGGCGGCAATTTGATAAAGGAACGGAAATGGCTTTTTTGTGCGTAGCGCCCATGGACGATTCATTGCCCGAGACCATCGATGCAATGGACAAGGCAATGAACGAATGGACAGACAAAGCGGCACGCGGAGAGTGCGCCTGGGTCTGCTCGGACTGCTGCTGCTCATTTCCGGACGGGATGCCCGATGAGTGCAGCCACGGTGACCAGCGATGCACGGACATCATTCGGCGCGACAAGGCAATGGCACGCGGCGAAGTGACGCCGAACGCTTAGGTAACAAGCCGCCGCGACTGGTGGCTATTTGACGGACAACGCTCATTGCGGCGGTCTTGTTGACCGCTGAGTTGGGCGGGTTTTAAGGAGATTGAGATGGCAGAAAACATGAGCCTGGCAGACCAGGCAGTGCAGGCGCTGGCGATGGTGAAAGCCATGGACGAAAACTTGAACATGGAACACCCGGAACGTCATGCGATACGAAACATGCAGCGGATAGCCAAACAAGTGATTGAGGCTGGGCTGCGATCTGCGACTGATTTGGCATGGCAAGCACAAGACCTAAGGGAAATGGCGCGTCAGATTGAAGCGGCCGACAAGCCGCATAACGCTTAGGTGATGGGCCGAGCAAGCACGGCTTGCGAAGGTCCAGCGCAGCGGCATCGACCACTGTGTTAGGTGCGGATCACTTTGCCGGCGCCGGCAAATAGATAGGAGATTGAAATGCGAATGCCACATGAGTTGATGAGCAAGAACTACAGCGGGCCGTCGAAAGTGATGCCGCTCGGACAAATTCGGAACGAAGACGGGTGGCGGTTTATCGGCATCGACAAGAATGGCGGCGAGCATTGCTGCATTGTCCGTCGCGGCGACGGCGGATCGTTTTACATGAGCAGCAACACGGCGCTGTTTCATGACCTGATCGGCTGGGTGCCCGATACGCAAGCACCTAACGCAAAGTAGACGGCAATAACGCCGCCTATTCTGTCCAGCGCCGTCTATTCTGGCGAGCGAGGCGCTGGAAACCATTGCAGCACAATCGAATTAACTAGGTTACTTAATATTTGAACAAAGGAAACAGGACATGAACAAGATAGACGAAATCGCGCTGCGGGTTGCAGATGAATGTAAGCTCTATATTAGAGGGCATTACGACGACATTGGATGGACACCGCACGACATTAAGAAATTCGCCCATGCCCTAATCAAAGACCCTGAACTACTCGCAGAACTGAGCAAGGATGCGGAGCCTGTTGCTGTTATTCGCAATAGCCACCAAATAGATTTTATCGGCTGCAAAGACCTTCCTACCAGAACAGAACTATTCACCCACTCACTCCCCGCCGCAGACATTAAGCAGCGAGTCGCGGAGGTTTTCGTTACGAAGTTCAAGCGTCATGTTGGAGGAGATGGAGAGTTCTGGCTGCACGAACTTGAAAACTTCTGCAAAGACGGTAAATGGAGGGAATAGCTGTGAGCCTATTTAACAAAGCAGCCCAAGAACTTCTTGCATTGCGTGCTGCGTCAGTATCGAACGCCGAGACGATTAGGCAGCTACGCGCTGAGATTGAATCGCCGAAAGAGCAGGTGGCGCAGCTACAAACAATCATCAGAGAGGAAGCAACTGATTCAGGGAACGTAATACTTGAACTCGCTACTGCAAATGAAACCATCGCAGCGCTGAAAGAGCAGATTGCACAGCTTGAACGTGAATTCAAGATTGAGTTCGGTGATCTGCACGATTCATATATTGAGCAGAAGGAAACCATCGCGAAGCAGGCAGATGAACTTTCTGAGTCTCAAAAGCACATCAATCACCTTCGCATGGCACTGGCCGACGCAGAGGCGCTTGAATTAGGAACTTGCGAAAGACTCGCCAAGGCTAGAAGTATGCTTGCAGAGCAGGCAGAGGCATCAATGCTGGCGGATGCGCGGCCTTCCATTGCTGCATGCTGATAACTTCGGCTTTCATTGTTTTCCCCTCGCGAATTGAAGCGCTTCGGCCTTGGTCCGAAACCGTCGAACGGAGACGACACGTAGCCGCCAAACCCGATACCGGCCGATAAACAGCACGAGGAAGTTCCGCCATGACGGGAATTCCTGCTTGTTCGGTATGTACTCAATCACCGAAATGGTTTTCCAGGCGAACGCCTCGGCAATGCCGGCATGTGGCACGGCGCCTTTGAATTTATAGCTGCGCCGTTTCCAGACGTAGCGCCGCCCTTTGCTTTTGAAGCCGGCTAGCCATAGCCAGGCGGCGACGATCAGGCAATTGAGCGGGAGGCGCATCATCTCGGCCAAGCGTCATTCAGCGTTCTGCAGTCGGCAGCGAGTCGGTCAGTTGTTTCTGCCAGCGCGCTATATCGCTCCGTGCATTCGTCGTGAACGTCGAGGCAGACGCCGGCAACACGACGGGCGGCTTCGGTGGATAGGTCTGCGACACGGGCGCGCATGGCGTTGCGGTCGTGGCGCACCCGCTCAAGCTGGCGATGGAGATCAGCAATATCAGCAGCCAGTGCCGCCTGGCGTTGTTCGGCTTCATGGTTGGCCTTTCGGATCTGGGATTGATAGGCCGCGTCGCGGTCGTTGGCGGCCTGCTCGGCCTTGAGCTTGTCGGCCGTGCAGATGGCAGCGGCCTGCTGGTAGCCGATGCCTTCGTGGTACGAAATCAGCCTGACATAGCCGACCATGAGCGCAATGCCGAGCGCGACGATGCCGGCGATCTGCGCGGCGAAGCGATACGGCGCCGGGATCAGGTCGAGCGGGCTCATACAATCTCCGAATAGCGCACGCCGTCAAACACCAGCGCCTGGTGACGCGGGTTGTCGGATATGGCGAAGTGAATCCAGGCGCCACGCTCGGCAATGAGCTGGTCGTACACGATGCCGCTCATGCGCAGCGCTTCGAAAACATCGATCACCTTGCCGTAGCCGGGGCAGATGAAGTCGGCAGCCAGCCCGGTCAGGTGCGCGGATTTCCGGGCGCCGCCGACGCCCTTATTGACACCGGGCGAGCGGTAGCCACTGCGGATGATGACCGGCCGGCCAAGCCAGGCGCGCACCTTTTCAAGGGCGACGGCGAGGCGGTGCAGATTGGCCAGCGCCGCCGGGCCGGGCGTGTTGTCGATCTCCATGTGGGCGGCAAACTCGCTTATCGTGAGTTCGGCCAGGGAGAAGTTCGGCGAGAGCATCATGGTCGTTACTCCGTGTCGTCCTGCCGTGTTTGCCGACGGTGACGCTGTTTTGATACGTCCCATGCACCGGCAACCGCAAGGACGATCATGATGACGAGTAAGGCCAGGGTGTTGATCAGGGCGGTTTCCATCAGCCGGCCCTCCCGGCGATGGCGCGCTGGAATAGCCGCTCGAGGCCGGATGCGCCAAGGCTGGCCAGGCTGGCAGCAATGCCGATCTGGCCCAGCAGCGGCAAGTCAGGCACCCAGACAAGCACGGCGCCGGCCGCCATGCCGAGGCCGCCCGTGGAAAGCGAGCGGCCAAGGATGATGCGCCAGGTGAGCACCTCCTGACTGGCGAGCAGTTGCCCGAGGCCGATGGTGATGCCGACCAGAGAAAACAGGGCGGCCTTGGCTATTTGGCCGATGAAGCTGGCGATTTTTTCGGGCATTTTTGGTCCTTTCGTCAGACGTCCGCAGTAGCACGCACGATATTGGTGCCGTCGGCATACACGATGGCGCGCTTGCCGGCGGCAACGGTGATGCCGGTGCCGCTGGCGCCGATGAACTGCAGGCCAAAGCCGCCGGCAGTGTTGTTGAATACCGTCCATTGGCGCGGCTTGATCGGCAGGAGGATGTTTCGCGCAGCGGTTAGCGTGCCGGTGAATTCGAGAATCTGATTGCGAACTTCGGCGAACCCGAGTGTGGTATTGGCGTCGGCCATCGCTTTTGCCAATCGGCCTGTCACATCGGGGACTGCAAGGCGGTGGTCGGTGTAGCTGGTCACCGTGGCGGAGCCGGTGACGACCGTGTAGAGGGGTGTTCGGCCGACGGTGAATCCCGTCGTGTTGAACGACACGGCGCCGGTCGTCGGCTCGGCTTCGACATAGTTTGTTGTGCTGGCCGTCAGGGTTAGCGTGGCATTGGCGATCTGGGTCAGAACGCCATTCACCAGCACGTTGCCGCCGTAATAGCCCCAGGTCAAGCCCGAGGTGGTGGATTGCCGGCGGCCGTACAGGCTGGCAGGGCTCAGGGCGTCAAACATGGCGTTGACGGTGATTTCCTTGCCAGCTTGGCTTTGAACCAGGGCGTCGAAAGTGATGGTAGCGTTGCTCATGGATTACCTCGTGATGCTGGTGGTCAGCGGATTGCCGCGCCCCACATTGGCCGATAGCTGATAGACCTTGACGTACAAGGTCGCCTGGTTGCTGCCGAAGTCAGCGACCTGCTGGGCGCTGGTATAGATGGCGCTGGCTGTTGTCAAGCCGGTTATCGTGCGCTTGAGCGTGGTGTAGCTGGCGCTGGCATAGATTTCAATCTCATAGGCTTCGCTGGCCTCGCCCAGCGGGGCATCGACATAGGCACGCCATTCGCCACCAACCCGAGTGCGGCGTAGCCATTCCAGCGTCCAGTCGTTGCTGGATGGGTTGCGATTTCCATTCAGCCAGACAGGCGATAGGCATTCCTGATTGACACCGACATAGGCGGTATTGATGGCGCGGGTATCAGCCAGCAGGCTACCGGCAGTCACGGCTTTATAGTTTGCAGTAATACCAAGGCTGCTTTGAGGCAGCGGCATGAACTGCACCGACTGGCTATTGAGCATCACCAGCCGATCATTGGCTTGGTGGTTTGCCATGTTTGACTCGCTGCCCATCCGGCCACGCAGCAGGTCGATCAGCGCAAAACTGCCATCCGGCAATAGCGATGCTGTTTTTGCGCCAATGATTTCCCAGCGCCCGGGAGCCCCATAGGCGAAATGGTTCGAACCATTCAGTAATTGGGCTTCGCCGACCGAGGAAATGAAGGATTCACCATAGAGGCGAACAACCAGACGACTGGCGCTATCGATCATCCGGTGATCGGCCGGAGCACCGATGGCGCTTGATACCAGACCGATCGTGGCGGGCACGACGAAGGTATTGGATGGCGACCATGTTACGCCAGCATCCTGCGAACGGAACAGGGTTGCACCAGTCCAGCCAGATGAATAGCCACACATCGCGACAATCATGCCGGATGAATCGTAACCATCAAGCAACGTGGGGATATCGAGCAATTCCAGATGCGTGCTGCCTGGGATGGCAATTTTAGAGGCCGGCTCCATACCGGGAACACCCGTCGCTACACTGCTATAAATAGCGCCGTGCGGCTTGGCATCGCATTCAAGGCGACCATCGGGAAGGTACTGGATTCGAACGAGACGTAGAGCGAATTGTTCGGCGCCGGTATCGACATCGATAATGTCGCCAGGCTCGAGGGCGCGATAGGTTGGCGGCAACGTGAATGAAAAATCACGACGCTCCAGCCAGTACAGGTATAGCAATGTTTCAGCAACCCGGGCGGCGTCGGCTGAACCCATGACGATCGCCAGCTCTATCCGCTGCTCGTTGATTGCTTCGATGTTCAAGCGTTCGGCGTATTGCTCGCCGATATCGTACTCGCGGGCAATATCAAAATGCGTCACGATCACCCGAGAGGCCAGCTGACTATCCATCTCGCGGCTTTGGGTCATTATCGCCGCTGTCTTGTCAGTGATGTTTCGGGCGCCCAGGTCGATTGATGGAACGCTGGCGACGCTGCTTAGCCCCAGTCGACGGCGGAAGGTAATCTGATAGCCCGACTGGATGACATCGAATGGCCACGCACCCTGCAGCGGGTCGATGGCTGCACGAATTGCGCCAAGCGATGAAATACGATAACCCAGCACGGTGTCAGCCAAACTGGCCGCATTGATGTCCGCCGATGTAAGCAACGATGAACGAAGGCACTCTGCCTCGACCACATCGGACAGCAAAGGGTAGGACTGCGACAAAAGGCCACGGGTATAAACGCACAAGCGCTTGCCATACACGACGGTAATGACATCGTTTTCAACATAGACTGATGGCCAGGTATAGGTATTGATATCCAGGGTTTCGTAGAGATCAACCACCATGACGCCAGTGGCATCGAATTCCCAGATACGGATCTTGGTGACCAGAAATTCGTGAACGATGGTGACGACGATGCCACGCGAGGAATCATAGGCGGTGGCCGCCTGTGATATTTCAAGCGGCGCCCGTGAATAGCCGAATGAATACTGGCTGACCGATCCGTTGATAGCCCCCGAATCGAGTACCCTTCCCGTCCCGTCGATCCGCGTCCAGACAGCCGCTGTGTGAGATATCCCCGGCGTATTTACGCCAACGTCTCCAGAGATCACCAGAACAGATTTTTTGTCATTGGCGACAATGACGCCCAAAACCTCACGATTCTGGGGCAGGTTCGCATCAATTGGCCAGGCACCATCCGGATAGGCGCCACGCGCCAGAATGACCCGAGAGGCGGGCATCTTGTTGACTTTTGCCCACCAGATCGGCGCATCGCTCAGGCCGCCATAATCCAGTGGCCCGCAGTGATACCACCACGCCGAATCGAATAATATTTTCGGCATAATCGATGCCTGCTGTGCAGGCCGAGCCCCCAGAAAATGCCCATCGGCACTGATGACGATCTCCAGCATCGTGTCGAGCACATAAACGACCAGCTCGCCATTGGCCGAGACGATATAAGGCTCGCCGACCCCTCCGGCTTGATCCTTGAAATAGGCGCCCGTGTCTGCAATATCGGTGGTTTTTGACCAGGCGGTACGGCTGGCGAACTGCACAACTTCGACTTTGATTTGAGCGCCCTGCAGGCTGTTGCCGTAATCCGTAAGCGGCAGATCATCAAATACGATGTATGACAAACCGCGAAATGCGGGCGTGTTGTCGGCCCCCAGTGCGGCCTGCATGCGCGGATCTGGCATCTGGTCCGGGCTGCCTTCGTAGAATCGGAAATTGAGCCCGGCTTTATTACTGGCCGCAATGGCGGCGATGTCCGATGACCCGGCGTCATAAAAAAGTTTGCTGGAAATCCAGATACGGCGGATAGCGGCAATTGGCCCCTCGCCCAGACCCAGGGCAAACGTAGCCGAATAGGAATAGGTCGTTGTCTCTGCCCCACCGCCGCCACCCTTGCCACCGGATGATTGTGTATTGCTGGTTTCACGGAGGGCGTTGTTCTCAATCCAGAAAATGTTTCCGTAGAGCGCACAACTGCCATAGATGCGGGGAACCGGCGCCCCATAGCTAGCCCCCTGCTGCGCCAGATCAGTAAGGCGCGGACCTTGTATTTTTGGGCCTTTGGGTGGATCGATGGCCGTACCAACCATACCGCCCATTGCCGCACCCATTGCAACATAGCCGACGCCACCTGTGAAATAGCCGACGACCGCGCCGACAACGTAGCCTAATGCCTGGCCGGTGCTGCTCATGCGACCACCTGAATAAAACGATGGGCCGATACGATGCGACGCCGCCAGGCCACATCGAGTCGGTGTTCGGCAACTTTGCCGACCCGCTCATAGGCATGAATGATCGTTTCTCCGGTAAAAATTGCGAGGTGCTGCGGCTCTCCTGAAAAGCGCATGAGGAGGATGTCGCCGGCCGAAATTTCGGACAAGCGGACGAACTGGATGGCCGGCTGCTCATGCACGGCGGCTTCCAGCAGGCCATGTGCCGGCGTGCGGGAATATCCGGCCTGATCATCGATCGGAATATTGAGCAATTTCGCCACGACCACAACCAGGCCGGCGCAATCAAGCGCCAGACCGGGCAGACGCCCCTGATGCATGAAGGGCGTATTCAGCTGAGAACGGGCTGCCAGTACGATATCCTGCCCGGTCATTGCGTACCCCGTTCGCCATAAATGGACGATGTTGGCATATTGGGGAAGCCCCCGAAATTGATTACGTTATTGAATTTGTCTCGACACGCGCCCAGGCTTTTCAGACAGCCCGGCGTCATCGTGTAGGTATCTCCGACGGACGGCATGTAATAGAAGGGCTCAAATAGTTCAATCGTGCCATCCGCTTCGTGGCGCCTGACCTCAATAGGCCTGAGTCCGGCATTGACGCCACTGGTAAAGCGCAGGGCACCATAGGCAAAATACCCGGCCCCCTCGGTGCGGCTGCCATCACGGACCAGCTGTCGGCTGGTCACGGCAGTCAATACACCGGAAACAGTCAGCGCAGGGAGGCTGATACCACACCCGGCATCCCCCAGGCGATGCCGGCAGGCCGCTGTGTAGGTCATGCCAACCGACTGATTGAGCGCATCGATCAGCCCCATTTCCTCGATCCGATAACTATCATCGGTTAGCGTGGCCTTGCCGAGCAGGCTGGCGACGATGGGCTCATGATCCTCTACCGGATTGAGGTAATCACAGGCAAACAGGTAGGCGCGAGATCCATCAAATACACCGGATGCCAGTCGTTCGCGGGTGACGCCGGCGAAGCCAAGAATGCCTTCGAGATCGATGGCGGATGGCGATAGCGATGCGGCGGACTCGAGGCCGGTAAAATCAAAGCCGCTGCCGGTCTGATAGAGCACCCCGTTTGTCATGAGCAGGTCGGTCGGGTGCTGGGTGACGCGAATGACCAAGCCGCCCGTACAAACGATACGCAGACAATTTGTCGATGTGCCGAAAGGGGAAACGACAGACTTCATGGGTTGATTCTCTCGATCAATTCGACCCCGTCGACGGATCGGTACCCGGGATAATCCATGCCAATGGGCAAAGACGTATTGAATCGCACCGGGAAATCGAACTGATACCCGGCGGTGATCAACTCGCCAGCCTGCGGATTGGTATGCAACGTTCCGCCGCTGACGTAATTGGAGAATCCGGCTGAGTTAATGGAAACAGTTATCGAAAATGGATCTTTAGCAACGACCAGGCCACGCAAACCATTAATCTCAGTCATGCCGACAACGCCGGCCAACACAATGCTGTGTCCAACCTGAATTCCGGACGCTGCCATGCTGATGATCGTTTGAGCGCCTTTGCTGATGCCGGTCACGCCATAGGAAATGTCGGCGACAAAGGTGACTATGCCCGTCGTCGTATCGACAGCCCAGTCAGCGGATCGAATTTCAGTCGCGCCAATGGCGACGCGAACTGTTCCGGCGACCGGCTTTCGGATATTGCGATAGGCATATCCGGCAGCACTGGCAGGCTGATCGGTGCCGTAATATTTTCGTAGCTGGTACACCCCGGCGGCGACCGGACCCATGGGCTGATCAAATGGCGTCGGCACGCCGATCCGGCCATTGCTTGACCATTCGTCATGACAGCGCACGCGGAATCCGGCGTATTTTCCATGGGCGCGGTGATAGATGGCTTGCAGATCGCGATAGGTCGTTTCGTTGTCGAGCATAAACGACACATCGAACCTCCGAACCGGGAATGGGTGCACCAGGCGCGGATATTCCTGCCCGCCTGACGTGACCGAAATATCGACCGCGTAATCGTCAACATAGCTGGCGCCCATACGAACCAGCCCACTGAGGCGCTCTTCCAGAAAATCAGGCATAGCGCTGCGCTCCGTTCATGGCACCGATGGCAGACCGGGCGCCGGCGGCCGCGCTGCGGCGGATTTCGGCTTTATCGCCGGTGCTGGAATTGACGTTGATCACAATCGGGCGACCACCGCCACCGCCCTGCATGGCGACCGGAATGCGCCGGCCATCGGGCAGCGGCACGTAAGCCTCCGGCTTGCTACCTTCGCCGAACATGGCGAGTTGCGGCGAGCTGGCGATGCCGCCGCCGGCGTATTTGCGCAGCGGCACCGGGCCGCCGCTGGTCATGATGCCGCCGTCGGCGAAGAATGAACCGACCCAGGTGGCGGCCTTGCCAACCATGCCCCAGGTTCCTTCGCCGCCACCAGCGGTGGCTTGACCCATGGTACCGAACAGGTTTTTCATGATCGCTGCCGCGGCGGCTTCAGCTGCCATGCGCTGCAGCATTTGGCCGAACTGGCTGGCCATGTCCTTGGTGCCGTTGGCGAATGGGTCAAAAATGAAATCGGCGAGCGATGACTGCATATTACGGGCGGCAGACTTTGTGAATTCTTCAAGTTCTGCGACGCCCTTTTTGGCATCATCATTGCCCTTTAGGTTGAGTCTGGCAGTGGCGGCTTCGGTGTATTGCTGCTCGCTGATAATGCCCTTTTCGAGCGCTTCGACGAGCAGCAGCATGTCGCTGCGTGCCTTTTCAATGCCAGCGGATTCGGTGTCGCCGAGCATGTCATTCAGGCGCTTGGTGCTGTCGGCAGCTTGTTCGGCAGCATAGGCAGCCTCGAACTGCGCTACGGCAGTCAGCTTCCAGGCGTCGGGCATGTTGGCCCATTCGGCGCTGGTCATCAGGTCGTACAGCGTTTTTTGCGACTTGGTCAGGTCAAGCTGGGCCGAATCTGCATCGCCGGTCAGCTTGGCGAGCGATTCCATGGCCTTGCCGTAAGCGGTGGCTTCGGCGGTGGCTTCGGCGATTTCCTTGGCGGCTGCCTTGCCTTTTCCTTTGCCTTCGCCGGTTGGCGTGCGGGTGATGGCCTGTTTGCCGGTGCCAGAACTCCGGCCACGGCCTTCGTTGCCGTAGTTGCCGTCGGCGCCGTCGAGCGCTTCGGCGCGTTGCAGCGCCTTGAAGTATTCACGGCGGCGGGTCAGGCGACCGAGTTCGGCTTCCATGTCGCCTGTGTCGATGCTGCCGCCGTCTTGCTTATTAGATGCCATCGCGGCATTGCGCGAGGCGGTGAGTTTGTCGATGTCGGCGGTCAGGCTCTTGATCTGCTCGCCGGCTGACTTGCCGGGATTCGATAGGCCAATGCCGGTCAGCGACTCCCAGAAGCCCATGCCAGCCGACTTGGCGGCAAGGAATTCGGCAGCCAGTTTGTTGAGGCTGGGCAGCAGTTCCCCGGCGATGGACTTGGCGACCGATCCCGACAGCACCGACAGCTTATCCATGTTGTCATTGAAATCGGCGGCCTGTTTGGCCAGCTTGCCGTCGATGATGCCGCCCAGGCTGGCGGCTTCTTCGCGCATGGATTTGAGGCCGGCAGCGCCGCCGTTGAGGATGGGGACCATCTTGGCGCCGGACTTGCCGAAGGCGTCGACGGCGAGGGCTGTCTTGCCGGCTCCATCTTCGAACTGGCTGAACTGCTCGGCCATTTCGGCGAATACGGCGTCGGCGCTTTTGAGCTTGCCGCTGGCGTCGGTGACCTTGATGCCCATGTCGGCGAAGAGGGCGCCGGATTCCTTGCCGCCCGTGGCGGCGTCCTGCATCTTGCTCGACAGCTTGGCGAGCGCGGCGGTCATGTCGTCGAATTCGACGCCGTTCATCTTACCGGCGAAGTTCAGGGCGCTGAGGTCTTCGACGGAAATGCCGAGGCGCTCGGAGGCGTCGTTCAGCTTGTCCAGGCTGTCGATGGCGCCGGTGATGGCGGCGGTGAAGCCGGCGCCGAGCAGGCCGGTGGCCAGGCCGCCGGCAATGCCCCCGGAGAAGGCCGAGGACAGGGATTCGGATTTGCTTTTGAGCTGGCCGAGGCCATTGCCGACCGACGCGAAGGCGGCTTGCGTCTTGTCGCTGGCGGTGAGCGTGAAGCTGACGTTGGTGTTGCTCACAGGTTGTCCCGTATGGTCATCAGGTCATTGATCAGCATCTCGACATCCTTTACGCCGAGCAGGGCGGCTACCGTGTCCAGCCCATGCCAGTCCAGCGCGTTGCCCAACATTTTCCAGGCCCGGATGGCGATGTGAAATTCCTGCGGCGGCGGCGGCGGTGGTGGCGCCGGCCGCTGGCAGATCGACAACCAGGCCGCTAGACGTTTCCCCGTTCATCGAGGCTCGCTTCGTGCGCCTTGTAGGCCGCGATGACGCCTTCGATCAGCGGTTGCCAGGTGGCCGGGTGATCCTTGACCCAGGTGGCGAAAACGTCGGCATGGAAGGCGACCGGCTCGGGGTCGCCACCGGGCAGCAGATCGGCCTCGGTGAAGTCCCAACCAACGACGAACTGCGCTGCCCATTCGATATCCATGCGCTGGCCGGCGCCTTGCGCGGCGGAGACATCCCACGGCGTTGGGCGCTGCAGGGTGACGCTGTGTTTGCCAAGCGGCAACGCCGACTGGCGCGCCGCTGCAAACTTGGCGAGGTTGATTTCGCGCATGGTCAGGCGGCGCAGATGGTGAGGCCGCCGAGCATGGTGATCTTGGCCGGGCTGGTGGTGACGCCCTGCTTGCCGCCACCCGGGGCGCCGGTATAGCCGACGGTGCCGTACCACATCGTAAATGCGCCGTCCGGCCACAGAACCTTGAAGCCCTTGTTGGCGCGGGTCTTGAACGCGGCAATCATCGCCTGTTGGGCGCTTGATGCCGGGTCCCACTGCATGGTCATATCTGCAGATTGCGCCGTAGCGCCGACGACGATCTGCGTGTCTTGCGTGTCATTGACCGTGGTGGTGTCTTGTACCTTGATTTCACCGCCGGCGAAGTTGAAGTCCTGGACGCCGGTGATCGAAGTTCCGAGCGTGACCTTTTTGGCGGTTCCGCTGGTAAAGGTCGAGAACAGTGTCGTATCAATGCCGGTCGTGCCATTGACGTCGGCGACTTGGAATGAAACGCCCGCAACGACGCTGACGACCTTGCACAAATAGCCGTTCAGTTCGACCATGCCCTGAATTTCGAGCAGGACGTTATCGCCATTGACAAACGGATGACCAGCCGAAGCGATAACGCCAGGGGCGGCTTTCGAGATGGAATCGATTGGCTCGGATGTGCCGATGGCCGACTCCATGTAGAGCTTGAGGCCGGAATTAGTGTGAATGGTCATTGATGGCTCCTAGAGGGCGACGGCCGGGTTGGTGCCGGCTATGAAATATGTGATCGGGTAGGTGATGCGATTCAGCCCACAGGGCTTTTCGAGGCTGTCGTCGACGTCCGGCTCGATACGCGGGGCGCCGAGCTGCTTGACGCGCCCGCCAAACGTGCGGTCGGGCGTGGTGGCGAGCTGCGTCTGCACTTCGAGCGCGATCTGGTCGAGGATGTCTTCCATATCGCCGCCGTCTTTGGCATAGGCTTCGATGACGAGGTCAGCGCTGCGCTGCTCGATCATGTCGTCTGTGGCGTTGAGAAGCTCGCCGTTGTCGTCGCCGATCCAGACTTTGAGGAATGGCGGCACGGCAGTCGCCGGGCGGGTGCGCTGGCCAAATACGGCAGCGCCCGTCGTGGCCAGCCCGTCCAGGCGGGCGACGAAGGCGTCGCGGATCTGGGTGCGAACGTGGCTCATGCTTTGTCCAGCCGCAATTGCGTGACGCCGGTGCCGTCCGGCTCGACGCCGGTGACGGTGTAGGACGCGGCGGAAATGATGACGGTGTCGCCACAGGCGACCGGGACGGCGGACAACAGGTGCAGCACCGGGCTGCTGCCGTCGACCATGCCGTTGAAAGCGGCCGCGAAGCCGTTGTCGAAGATCCCGCGCGCCGGCAGGCCGTTGACGGTGATGTCAATGGCGAAGTCGGTGAAGAAGGCGGGATCGGCGAAGTTCATTTCTTGGCGGGCTTCTTGGGCTTGGCTTCGGCTGGCTTGTCGGCTGCTTCGACCTTTTGGGCGCGGCGCAGGCCGATGACGTAGGCGGCATCGGCGACCGGCAGGTCGATGACGTCGCCGGGCTCGACACGCTTGCCGTGGGCCATGAAGGCTTCGATGACGATGATTTCCATGATCGGTAGCGGGCGAGGCCGAGGCCCCGCCCTGTCCTATCAGGTAATCGAGGTGGCGACGGAGAAGGCGCCCGGCACACGAACACCCACGTCGCAGGTATAGAAGGCGCGGATGCCCTGGATGCCGGCGGTGAAGTTGGCGTAGGGATTTACGTCGATTTCAAGGACGCCCCATTCAGCCAGAATGGCCTGGCTGAAGTCGCCGAAGATCATGCTGGCGGCGGCGATGTTGGTCGAGGTGTGGGCCTGGTAGCCTTCGACCGTGCCGTCGAGGATGTTGCCTTGCCACAGCGTGACCGAGTCAGTCGAGGCGATGCGGGCGCGCTGGGCGAGCAGGCCGGCAACGGCCGGGGTGGTGACGTAGCGGCAGTTGGCATTCAGCGCGTTGGCCGCAGCGACATCGGTCTGGAATTCGATCAGGCCAGCCAGTGCGAGCGAGGTGCCCGTAACCGAACCGACGCCAGCGGTGCCGGTGATGCCGGTCGGCTGACCAGAAGCGCCAGATCCTGCGAAGACGGCCCCGTCAATGGAAACGCCAAGCTGGCCGGCGAGGTCTTCCATCACGAAGGCGTCAGCATCCGGGGTGGATTGCATCATCAATTGACGGGTAACTTCAGTGTAAGCGCCGAGGTTTCTCGGGCGCAACTGGATGATGCCCACGGTCTGTTGCGATTCGGTGATGGCGGTCGATTCAGACGACAGCCAGTAGCCGGTGGCGCCGGCGGTATGCTTGGTGATGTCGGCATTGCCGACCAGACCGGATAGGCGACGAACGCCGAGTTCGTTGGACAGCGTGCGGGCACGCAGCAGGCCGACAAAATCTTGCGGGCGAAGGTTGGTGGCGACCATGTTGCCGCCGTTTGCCGCCGTGGCGACCAGCATGTCACGCTGTTGCACTTCGAGCGGGATGAAGAAGCCTTTTCCAGAACCGGCGCGCTCGACGCCGCGCTGGGAGAGCGCGGATTCGATGGCCTTGGAGGCTTCGCGCTCCAAGCCGGCGTCGGACCAGTCGCCGGTGCTCATGGCACGGATGGCCTTGATGACGCTGAAGCGCTGGGCTTCTTTCTTGCTCATGCCGATTTCCGGCGACCACTTCTGGCCTTTTTCGGAAATGTGCTTGATCAGGCTGGCCTGGAATTCGGCAGCCGGCATGCCGGCGACGATGGCTGCATCAGCCATGGCGCGGACGCCTTCGAAGTCCTTGAGCTGGTCGGCCATGCCGCTGATTTCCTTGATACGCTTCAAAGCGTTGTCGTTGGCGCTGCGCTCGATGGCGGCGACATCAACGGTTTCGACTTGTTGGGTCATTTCGGTTTTCTCCTGGATTGTTTCGATTTCCGGCTTGGCCGGCGTTGTTTCGGATTCCAGACTGCGGCCGAGGCCGGTATCAGTCGAGGCAGGCACTGTGACGAGCGAGTTCTCGAGGATTTCCCAGTCCGTTACGCGGTAGGTCGTCGGCTCGTTGTTTGCGCGTTCAAATGCCCCGGCGGCGGAATCCAAAGCGCGCCGGAAGGCGGCCAGATCGCCCGACGCTTCCCGGTTACAACGGGTAAGCACGCGGTCGAACAGATGGCCGTCCAGGGTTCGTTCAATCTTTTCGCCCGACTTGCTGGCGGATTGCTCGATAATTTGGTGAATTTCGTAGCCAGTTGAGGTCTTGGTCAGATGACCGCCCTGCACCAGCTTGATGGTCTTGCCTTCGTCGGCGGCCCATGCGATTGATACCTGGCCGCGCACCTTGGCGCCTTCGCAGCGAACAGAGCCGGGAATGTGATGGCCGCGCAGGGCGTCCCAGTCGTGATTAAAAAGCAGCGCGCCGCTGTCATTAATGCGATTGAGACGGACAGACTCCGGGACGCAGGAGAGGATTTCGATACCCCACCAGCGTTCATAAGGCTCTTCGCTGGCGAACGACAGCTCGACGATCAGGTCCTGGCCGTCTTCGGACGGTGACTTGATGTCGTGTTTAAAGCTCAGATCGCGGGTCAAACTCATGGGCAAACCTCCATGAGTTCGAGTTTTTCAATTTTGTGATGCGCGGTTAATATGGGTTGCGCAACAATCAAAAAGAAAAGGCCAGCGGACGGCCCGGTGCCGTATTTTTAAAAGCGATTCACTTCGATTTCCGCAGCGGCAACCCAGCGTTCGCCGTCGGCGTCGTCAATCTGGCAACGCAGCTTGTACGTGTTTCCGGAGAGCCCGCCGATGATGCGCTGCAGGACTTGGGTGCCGGCAATCTGCGGGGAGCCGGATATCATTGACGCCGCGGCGGCGTCTTCCTTTCCCGTGGTCACCGTGCAGGCAACGACCGGACTGGCGACCGAGGCGGCCAGCGCGGAAAAGTCGAAGGTTACGGTGATGATTTCGCTGGGGTCTTTAGTCATGATGCCCGCCTGTTGATGATGTTGTTGCGCGCCAGCCCTATTGCCGCCAGGCGACGGGCTGTGGCGCGGATTATGAATTTTTGGTCGGTCGTCAGGTTGCCGCCGGGCAGCGTCAGGAATACGATGTCTGAATACATCGCATGCAGCGCGTCGGCGATTTGCAGGGACAACTGGCCCAGGCTGAGCATCGGCGCATCAGCCGTGTGACCATGTGCCGCTTCGACAATTGCCAACCAGGTATCAAGCGACAGCCCAAGGTTGTCTGCACCGTGGGCGTGCGTCGAGTCCTGAACCGTGAGCGCCGTGGCGTTGCTGGTGTCCAGCGTCAGATTGTCGGCAGAGTGAGCGTGAATGGCATCGAATACCGCCAACAGCGAATTCAAGGTGAGCGCCACTGTGTCCGAGGTGTGGCCGCTAGTCGCGTCGGCGATAGCCAGATTTGCCGTGCCGGTGACGCCCAGTGTGATGTTGTCGGCAGTGTGGCTGTGCAAAGCCTCGGCAACGGCCAGTAGCCATTGTGTGGTCAGGGTTACGCCATCGGCAACATGCGCGTGTGTCGCCTCTTGCACCACCAGGTTTGCCGTACCAGTTGTCGCCAAGGTGACGTTATCGGCAGCGTGGGTGTGCAGCGATTCAGCCACGGCCAGATAGGTTGCCATGCTGAACGATGGCGAATCTACTGCGTGGCCGTGCAAAGCATCCGCGATGATCAGCGATGTGCTGCCTCCCCCAGATACAGCCTCATTGACATATCCGACACCGGGGATTAGCCGCTGCGCAGAACCTGTCTCATTGACATAACCGGCGCCGGGTATTAGCCGCTCGGCCATTTATGCCACCGTCAGCTTTGGATCAACGTAGACAGTCTTACTTGCCTTAGCCAGATACACTTTGGCTTGGATGTAGCCTTTTTCCTGTGGCGTGAATGTGACCGACAACTTTTGGGTATTTGGATTGCTCATCCCGGTCGTCGTCCATGTCTCGCTGCTTGCAGACTGGTCGGCTGCGGTGGCGAGAATATCAGCCTTGGCGTCAGAGATAAATGACCCGAGAGGGACACCTGACGTACCAAGATATTGGGCTTCCAGCCAGATTTCACCATCCGTCAAATTCGTTGCTGAGTCGTGCAAAATCTCAACCGTAACGGTCTTGCTGCCTCCTGTCGTGTCGTTCCAGATTGAAACTTCTGGCGAAACAAGCGGCGCAACTGAGGCGTTAGCGTTAGCCGTAGTTGCCATGACAAGGCTGTACCCAGTAGTGCCATCCGATGCACCGCCGGTCCTAACCAGCGTCGTTTCAGTCTTGATCGAGCCTGAGTATTCCTGCACCCATAATCGATAGTTCGTATCACCCGAGTCGCAGTTATGCATCTCGAAACGCTGCCCTGTTGCTAATGGTGTGGCGTTGCACAAAGACCCAGACCATGAGGCTGGCAATTTTGAATTGCGGATTTGAAACAGGCCAGGAGAAACGAAAGTTCGAAAAATATTGACCGTGCTAGCCAGATTTGTCATGTCTAGGCCGTCAATCAGGAGCCGCGACCCGGTGCGATCAGAAGCAGCCCCGCCGAATACGCCAGCGGACGGCGTTGATGTTCCTGAAACGAACGACCCGCCTTTTATTTCAACAACGCCAGCAGTGGCACACCCGATATTTGATGAACCGCTAAATTTATATGTGCAGTCCAGCAAGACCGCTTTTTGTGTGATGTTATTTGCCGATCCGATACTAAAAAATCCACCACCAGTTGTGCCAGTAGTTATCAGGGAGCAATGATCCAAAGTCACCGAATTTGACGCGCTTTGGGCATTCGGCAAAATTGATGTTGCCGCCTGCAATGTCAGGCCATAAAGGTAATAACTACCAGATAGCGTAATGCTGGACGATGATATTAGTGATGCTGCCGAAACAGCGATTGGTGGTTCTGCACTATCGTTACCAGCGATGATTTTTACCGGATTCGCCATCGTTCCGGCAAAGACGGCGACCACTGCCCCGCCGCTTTCTGCATGTGATTGACTGAGATAAATAGCGTCGCCAGCAGCATCAATCGCGGCGGCACCGACCAGCGTAGCCTTGGCAAGTCCCCAGGTCGAACCGTTGTCAGAATCACTGCCGTCCGTGCTGCGAACGTAAATATCAGCCATTCAGCACCTCAGATGCCCGACCAGACGCAATCAGCCCTAACCCCTCGTACATCTGCACCGCAGCAATCGTTGCCGGGTCAGATAGCCGCACCTCAGACGCTGCTTTGTAATCCTCCAGCATCGTCGTCATGGCCATCTTCTGCTCGACAGTCAGCAGCTCCGACGACAGATACGACCCTCCGTTAAATTGGTCAATCGCTACCCGCTCCGGGAAGGTAAATCGTTGGCGAAACTGGTATTTTGTCAGCGGCAGTTCGCCGCTTGAAGCTTCCAGGCTTGCCGCTTCCCGAGCTAACAATTCAGCAGATAGACGCACAGCACGATCTGTCATTACCGTATCTGGATTAATCTGCTCGTCAGCAAGGTATTCGAAATCCACCGAGCGCCCATCGTCCAGCAGATGCCGCTCTTTGATGTAGCGCCTACCGTCCTGCTGCGGATGGCCGGCGATGTATGTGCTGGATACGATGGTAGTCATGATTAGCTCGGGTCCGCAATTTCAATATCCCACGCCGGGAAATTGACGGTATTGGAGCCGTTCGCCGTGACAGCCTGCGAAGTGCAGGTGGTAACGTAGAGCAGCTTGGAATTGGTGACATCGAGCAGGCAGACGTGCGTAGCAGTACCGGAGGTATCAATCAGCACACCACTCTTTGCTGCCACCGTTGTCTTGCGCCCGGAGGTGTCGCCGTTGGCATTGGTAAAGTCACCAGTTGCCAGCGTCACATCCGCCAGCGCATAAGTCGCATTGCCTTCGGCGTAGGTCGTCGGTTGAGCCGAGCAAGCTACCTGCCGCGTGACGTTGTTTTTGAGGATGTTCAGTGCGCCGTCGAGCACGTCGTCATGTACGGACTTACCCATGGCGCACCTCCTGCCCCATCACGGCGTTTTTAATATCAAGCGTTGTTTCAGCGGTTTGTTCGCTACCCGTTGCCACGCGGCCATCCACATCATTGGCCCATCCATTTGCGACAAAACGGGAGCCGCGGTCATCGTCGACGGTGCGGCAGTCGTCTTTTTCGAAACGGTCGGTGCCGTCGAGAAAGGTGCTTAGTACTTGTATTTTCATGCGGGTAACTCCTGTAATTGATGCCGGGGTCAGGCGTTTGGATTGGCAAGGGGCTGCGGCGGCGGGGCCAGCGATTGGCCGTATTTGGCGGCCAGTTTTTCTTCCTGCTGTAGCTCGTCGAAAACGTCTTCGATGTCGCGGCCCATTTCAGCGGCGATTCGGGTGCGGCTGGTGATTTTGAGATCGATGCCCTCTTTCGCGGTCTGAATGTCTTTAAGCGGGTCGACCCATGACCAGCCACGGAATTGCCAGGCGT